CTGCTTTTGGTCTAATCCTTTGGTCACTGCTAACCATTTATTACGCAATAACGCAAATTCATTAATAATTTTTTCGTAATCTACAACGTCTGGTTCACCATCTACGTATTTTTCTACGTCTCTACTAGACAATGCTCTTTGATAATTTTCTAGATATTTTTTGAAAAATTTACTTCTTAATCTTCTTAATTCTATGTTTAAGTATTCTAATATTGCTTCTAATTCTTGTAATTGATGAAATCTATTTTCAACTACACCCGGTAAATCTGCTGATTGTTTTTCAACATTACCTTTAATTTTTATTTCATATCTTGCACTTTGTAATTCAGTTTCAAAATGTTTGATAACTTCTGGTATTTTTCCAATGTCTCTTGCTATTATTGTATACCAATTTGACATTAATAATCCTCTAATTCATCGTCGTGTTTGTCTTCATTGTCTACATCTAAATAATAATTTATTGCATCATCTAAAATATCGTCATGACCTATTGCATCTTGTAATTCTTCGTCTGGAACTCCGTAGTCTGCTAATAAATCAACATATTTTTCTGCAATTACTTCTATTTGTTTTTGATCTAGATATTCTTTAAAGAACTGCCATAGTTCTATTACTTTGTTAGAATCAAGCATAGTTTACTCCGTTTCTTCTTCAATTTCTTTTGCTGTTGGATTATCTTGCATCTTGTCAAAATCATCCATTAACATCTTTAATTTATCTCCGGTCCATGCTTTTCTATACTCTAGGTGCTCTTTTCCGTCAGGTCCGACATATTTTAATCTATTACCTGACTTGACTAAAATACCTTTTTTCTCAAATAAGTCTACTAATCCACTGCTAGGATCCATTCCTGTATCATATGGAATTTTAACTTGTACTGCTTCAAATGGTTTAGCAAATCTTGTTTTCATTACTTTACAAGATGCTCTAATACCACGTACTTCTGTTATTTTATTACCTTCTTCATCTTCTTTTAACTTTAATTTTTTCATTGCAATTACAATACTAGATGCATACACAAATCCTTGCCCACCTGATATCTTATCATCAGGATCAAACATATCTTGTGATGCGTATGTATGATTAGTTGCAACAAGTCCTACATTCCAACTACCAAACATATTAACACAATTTCTTACAAGTGCTGTTAATGATTTTGCTTTTCTACCTAAATCACCTTTCATATCACCTTTCTCAAATTGATCAACGTCAGTAGGTGTTAATAACATACCTAAACTATCAACTACAAATAAAATTTTTGGTGCATCTATTTTATTATCTGCATATTGTTCTTTGTAATCTTTCATAAATGTTGATATAGTTTTTGCTACATCATCTATCATAGATAAACTTAATTTTAAAAGTTTTTTCTCATCTGTATCTACGTTAAGTGCTTGTAACCATTTTTCATCTAAAGCATTTTCTGAATCTATTAAGATTACAAAAATTCCTTGGTCTTGTGCCGCTTTAACAATATTACCTGATGCTATATAAGATTTACCTGCTTGTGGTTCACCTGCTAATACTGTAACTTTTCCTAATGGAACACCTTTATTGAAATCTCCTGATATTAGATAATTTAATGCATAGTTACCTGTGCTTATCCAATCTGTTGGATCTGTAAATCCTATACCTAATCCTTGTATACTTTTTGTTAAATTTTTTCTGAATTTTGATGCGTCGAATGCCTTATTTGCCATTGTTTATCCTATATTAAGATCCAGATAATTATTACTACTAACAATATCCAGGCAGGAATTTGTTTATATAATATCCAGTCTATTATTTTTTTAATTTCTCTTTTCATAATATTTTTTATAGTGGGGAACTAGCCCCCACTACATTAATTAAGTTACTTTTGTTGTCTTGCTCTAATCATCGCTAAAATGTCTTCAGCCTTACTATTCTGTTTATTAGTATCAGCATTAGACTTAGGTGTTTCCTGAACCGCACTTTTATTATTGTTAGGTTCTGGTGTAGTCGCTTTTGGCGTTGCTACTGGATCACCTGTTCTTGAACCAATACCTGCTGGTCTAAAGTATTGACCATATTTTTCTCGGTCATATGCTTCGCCATCCACAGATGCTTCAAACATTTCTTTGATTACTTTAACGTCTACTTCAGATGGTTTCTTTGGAAGAAAGTCGCTCAAGTTCCACAAACTATGTTGTTCAACTGCTTTATTTTCTTCTTCAGAAAGTGGTCTTGATTTTCTTGACCAAGTTGAAGTTGAATAATCTGCATAGCCACCTTTGCTAGTTTTGATTATTCTAAAATCAACACCGTTTACTGAATCCGTTGGCAAATCTTCCATGTCTGGGTCCATTAATGCACCTTTGATAATTTGGAAAATTTGTGGTCCAATTATAAATCTTCTAATTGGATTTTCTGGTGTAGTTTCCTCATTTAAAGGATTTGTTCCAACAAAACCTTGAAAGATATAAGATCTTTTCTTCCAATATTTTCTTCCCATATCCTCTAACTTGGGATCTTTAAACCATCCTCTAACCTCTGATAGTATAGGACAAGTTTCTCCATACATTTCCATACATGGAACTTGTACCTGTACCGGTTTAGAGTCTGTATCACTTTTAATACCTTGGAAAGGTAGTTTAATCATTAAACGTTCCTTCCAGAAAAAAGTGTTTTCTTTATTTCCATCCGGCAAGAAACGAACAGTTGCCTGCTCTCCTTCTTTCAGATTCCAAAATGGAAAAATGGCGTTGTCTCCGCCTGATCGGCTTCCGCCGCCTTGTCGTGCTTCTTGTTCTTTAAGTTTTGCACGAATGTCTGCTAATGTTGCCATAATTATAAGCCTCCTTTTTAGCCTTTGTTAATTGTGCCTTATTGTTAATGTAGCATAAGACGAACATAATGTCAATACTATATTAACTCTAATATTTAGTCAAGTATTTTTTTTGGATAAGATTATAGGATTAAACGCCAGCCAATTTTTTTATTCTATTAATTTGCTTGTCTTGGCCCGTTATTAATTTTTGGATAATAGCTTCAGCAGTTCTTATGTGTTTTTCACCAAATCTTTTTTCAACTGCTGTTAAAAGACCTGTTTCACCTTTTGGAAAATTGTTAGTTGTATAATCAAAATGGCTTTTAATAAATTCAGCTAAATTTTTTGGATCATCAAGTTTTGGTTCTTCTTCTTTTCCTGGGTTAGCTTTTGGTTCTAAACTAATTTTGCCATCTGGTCCTTTCATTATAGAAACATTACCGGAATCATCTTCCCAACCTGCTGGCATTTCTGGTTTTGCTGTACCTTTTCTTAAGTCATTAAAATTGTTTCTTAAAAATTGTGTTGCTTCTTTAGAATCATGTGTTACAAATATGTCTTTTTCATCTTTGTCTAATACATGATATTGAACTTTATTATCGGCGTCTCTTTGTACAGATACATAAGGTTTAATATTTTCCCAAGTTAATGTTTCTCCTTCTGGTCTCATATCACCTACATTAATACTTTGAGCTAAATCTGGTCTTTTGCTTTTAATATAATTCATTATTGTACCTCTTATACAAGTATCACTATCTTCTTTACCCATTGACACTATTTGATCGTTTAATTCTTTATCGTCGATAATACCTTGTAAACTTTCTAAACCATTAACACCATTTACTCCTGCAGGGAAATGTTTGTCCATTAAATTATTTAATTTTGTCAAAGATTGTTTAGCTTCTTCAGGATCAGATGAAAATAAACCATTTTCTGCTTCGCCTACAATAGTATCCAATGCTTGTTCAAAGTCTTCTATATCAGCAATATGCTCTATCATTCCAGCTAATACTCTTTCTACTTCTTCTGCAGATGCTAATGTATGAATATGAATTCCTTGATGACGCATTTCATCTGGATGAACTTCTGCTGTAATACCAGCGTCAGCTAATTTGGCTTTAATTTCTTCTGCGTCTTGATCTGATACACCTTTTTCTTGATCAAAGTCTCCTGCTAAATCATACTGAAGCATATGAGGTTCTGTTTCTCCTTGGAAACCTCCTGCTTCATCAAAGTCTTCTGGTGTAACTTCTTTTGCTGTTGTTTTTTCTGAAACTAAATTATAAATGTAAGGAAATACGTCTTGTAATTCTTCTTTGAAAGTTTTAATTGTTAATTCATCTATCCAATTTTGTTTAATTTCTTCAGGAACTTCTTTAACTTCTGTTGTTTTATGATCTTTAATTGCTTCTGAATAATATGAATTTTTTTGTAATTTTTGGCAGGTCCTTTTAATTTCTTCTACTCTTTCATCTACAATAGATAGATAACTTTTAAGACCTTCTGCCATTACAGCTGAACGATTAATATATGTTTTAAATTGTTTTAGTTTTGAAAGTTCTTCACTTAATCCTGCTATGTGTTTTCCAAAATCATCATATGGAACACCACCACTGGAAATATGTTGAGCCATTGCTCTTGCACCGTTAAGATGTTTAAGAGGATATCTAAATCTTTCTCCTTTAGGACTTTCAATGAATAAAGATTCTATTCTTCGAGATCTGTTAGCACCAACAGTCATATCTATTGGAGCAGAGTGTTTAATAACTAAACGTGCATTTCCAATAGGTTGAAAACTAGTTTTTGTAGTTCCGTATATATTAGATTCACTCATTCTTTTTTCCTCGCCATCTTGACGTGTTTGACTCAAATATTGATAGTCTCGTTTTTCAAGGTTACTTTTAGTAATATCCCTTGTATCAAAATTAAGCATTCTTGATTTAGCAAAATTTCTCAATTCTTTAAGAAATTCAAACCACTTATGCTTTACTCCACTATCGGCATTCTCTATAAAATCCGTATTGTGTAGTACTACTAGACCATCTTTTTCGTCTATACTAATACTTACCTTTCCTAGTTGCTTTCCAGCTTCTTGAAAATCGAAGTCAAAATACCGTGCTTCTTCGGGGTTACTAGTAACTTCCCCAGCATCATTGCCCAAAGTGACTGATGGAAACCGTCCCCTAATTTTAGCGAATAAATCGTTTGCAACTGCTCTTGTGTTCATATATCTTGTATTTATCTTCCTGGGTAACTTGCGAACACCGGCAGTGGTATAACTCTTTCTGTTGTATCCTCGTCTGCCTGGCTAAATGACGTATATACTTTAGGATCCCAATCCTTTAATACTTGTATAATTCTCATAGCTAATAAAGATGCACTAACTAGGTCATCATGTTCACCCGTTTTAGCTCTATAAGAGGAACCTGATGCTATATAAGATTTAAGTTCACTAATTAGTGGTTTACTATGAACTGTCATTTTGTTTCTTTCTATCATAGATTTTAATCTTGCACAGGCACTTATTTTAGTTTTGTGTGTTGTATTAAATCCTTTTCTAAATTTTCTAATATGACCTTTTCTAATAGGCTCATTTACAAACATACCAGGTATAGTGTCCTCACCAAAGTCTTGAATTACTAACAATGCTGACTCTCCTATTGTATTATTTTCTACACTCCAATATATATTTGAACCATTAGGATTTTTTGATTCATCTTTTATATAAGTTGAAATGTCTTTTAGAATTCTAACTTGTTGTGGTATACCAGTCATATTATGTTTCCATTCGCCGACTTGTTTGTAACTAGGTAATTCATAAACTTGGATTGCGGCATTGTCACCACCGGTACCCATTGCAGGATCTAATGCTATTACGTAAATACTTTCTGAATTAATTTTTTCATACCAACGTGTTTGCCCCATATTCAATATAGGTTCTTTTCCTTCTAACGTTGATAAGAAAATACTATTAATTAAAGTTTCTTCATAAACTAAAAATTCACAACCATATTCTCGTCTAAATCTTTCTTCTCCTATTCTAACTAATTCTTGTTGTTTCCATTCTTCATCACGATCCGGATGTTCATTCCACATACAAGTATAACCATGAAATCCATTTGATCCAAGTTCTGCTTCATTACCGTGTTCATCAAATTTATCTTGAGATTGTTTCCATAAAGTTGCAAACATATCTTCATCTGAATTAGGAGTAGATGTAACTATTGCTTTACCTCCTGTTGCTAATGTTGGTGAAATAGAAGTCCAGAATTCTCTAGCTATATTGGCATTTACGAAAGCAAACTCATCACAATATAATAATGATATTGCCATACCTCTTCCAGTATTTGTAGTTGTTGTTGTGCTAACTATTCTACTTCCATTTTCAAATTCCATAGAACCTTTGTTATAGTTTATTACACCTGCTCTAATATAATCAGGACATAATTCATATCCATAACGAATACGTTGCATAATTTCTTGAGCGCCTGCAAATTTATGTGCGGCTATTAATATAACTTGATCTGGATGAAACATAGCATACCACAATAGATAACAAGCGGCTGAAGTAGTTTTACCACTTTGTCGTGGTAGCATATTAATATTAAATCTAAAATTATGATAACTTGTTAAAAGTCTATCTTGGTATTCATAAGGTACGAATAGTAATTTACCTTTTACTGGATGTTGAATATGAAAATAATTTTTAGCAAAATGTCTAAACCCTTGCTCTGGATCTGTACATTCAGTGAGATCTGCTAGTTGTTTTTCTGTAAATTTTTCCTTAAGGTGTGCTTTTTTGGTTAATACACCATCTAAACTTTTCATTGACATACTAATATTTAGTAGTAAACTGGGGGGTGGAATATGTTTTGAAAACTACTTTGCTTTGTATTCTTTGTATTGACTTGCTATATCTTCTTTAACTTTTGCAACAAAATCAACAGTTTCTTGTTCCATAGCCATTGGATTGTCACCAGATGAAACTTTAGGATAAGTTTTTTTAGCTTTATTAATACCACCTGCTATATCCTTTGTCATAAAGTTTGTATCTTTAACTTCCGGATCAGGTGTAGTACTTGCTTTACCGGGTACTTCATCTTTAATTTCTTCTGTAGCTTCGGCATCAGGTTGTAATATATCTTCTACGTCTTGTGTAGTAGTAGCGGCATCCATTTTTGGTGCTTGTACTCCTGCATTTTTAAAAATTTGTAAGAAGTTTTGAATATCATCAAGATTGTCTCCAACCATAGAAAACTGAACAGATTCTTTTATAGTTTCTTTATTAGCTTCTTTTCTGTTTTCTTCTTTGCTTTGAATCTTGTCTACTTTACCTATAAAATCTCTAATATCCATCTTATTTCTCCATTATTCCTTTATCGCCTTCAGGATTAGTTTTAACATCTTTACTAGCGTCAGGTGCCTCTCTATCTTTTCTAACTTTTTCTAATTCTTTAAGTAACTCCATTACTCTAGAATCGCCTGCTGTTTTTTGTGCTTTAGGATCAGCTTTAGGATATTCACTTTCTAAATTAGCTTTTCCGTCACCTGCTTTTGGCTCTTCTTGTTGAGCAATTAAAGGGTCACCAGGTTTTCTAACTACTATATGATTTTCAGCTAAACCTAATGAGTGTTTTAAATATTCTTCTAAGACAGAAGTAGTTGTTGGATATTCAACTTCAATGTCAAAATACGTAACTTCTATATTTTCTAATGCAGGGAAATCTAATGCTTTTTTCTGAATAGGCGTTTTTTTGCCGTTACTCATCTTAACTACACTATATTTTTGCATTAAAGATTCAAGTCTATCACCAGTATCATCTGCTAACATACCTGCTAAACCTACTTTGAAATTATAAGTTCTTTTACTTTCTGCTAGATATTCTATAAAACTTTTGCTCATATGCATTATTTAGCCAGTTTCTTCAACTTCTCGAGTAAACTGTTCCGGTCAGTAATGACGTATCCTTCGCCCTGTACTATGTTAGTAGTGTCATCAACACCCTGTTTAGAGTCTTGCTTTTGTTTCTTTAGCTGTAAATCGACCATTTTAAGCTTCTTATCTATTTTAGCTACCCTGGCATCTAGGGCTGTTTTAAGCATTTGTCCAGCTACTTCAAATACTCTAGAAGAGTATCTGCTTTCTACGTTCATACCTAAGTCCATTAAATCTTCATATGCGTCAATGGCTTTGGAACTAATGTCATTTACCTCTGTATCAGACATATCTCCTAATCCTTTTACTTGAGGTAAAGCGGCTGTTATTTTATCTAATTCTGCTATATCTCTTTTAGTAGATTCGTGATCTTCAATTTTTACTTTTTTAACGTCAGCTTTATCTTCTTTAGCTTTTTCTTCATCTACTATGGATTGAGATTCAGGTAAGTTTAGTAATTCTTCTAATTTTTTGGTCATAATTATATGCTACTATATTTATTTAGAATCTTAACCACGTCTTCCAGTATGGAAAAGATCTTTTTCATTAACAACTCTAAATCTAAAACCTTTGTTTTTACACCACGCTATAGCAGAATTCCATTTGGCTTGATTGACTACATAGTGTATTTTGTTAGCTCTGCTTTCACCTAAACTTTCTTTTTTAGTTTGATTTTCAGGTTTAATTTCTACAACTTCTGCGTGGTTTTTTCCTTTTTTATCTGTGTATGCTATAAAGAAATCAGGAACATAAATTGAAAATTTTCCTGTGAAAGGATGTTTGTAAGGAATTTTAATTGCTTCATTGGCCCATTTACTAATGCTAGGACTTTCATCACAAAATCTCATGAAAGCGAATTCCCAACTTGATCTATATAAAGGAGATCTATTACCTATGTATTTGCCAGGATTCTTAGGAGTGAATTTGCCATTTAGATACCGCTTCATGGACTACACCACTATATTTCTTTTTTGAGTGGCCTCATTTGTATCGGCTATTTTATAACCTAAAGAAGAAATTTTTGATCTATTATGATTTAATACTTCAGTCACCATGTAACTTAATTTAGCTGTTTCTAATCCTCCTAATGTATCAATTAGTTGGAATACATTTACATTATCTATTTTTGCTTGTTGTAATAAAATAGTGGCTGTACTTATACTAGCAATTTTATCAAATCCTCTTTTTTCAAAAAACCCAACAACAGCATCTACTTGATTAGTAGGAAATGTTATAGTGTCTGTAAAAAATTGATTAAAAAATTCTTTTACTTGAGTTTCCGAATTATTATCTGTTGTGCTTGGTGTGTTTTGTGACATATTATCTTTTTAATCCTCTAAATGCTTTAATCATTCCACCTTTAATGTTTGAAGTTGTTCTACCAATAACAGTATTAGCAACACCATAAGAAGAATCTGCTGTTCCACCTATTTTACCTATTGCTCCTGTTAGTATATTAAAACCTTCTTGTACTAGTCCACCTTTACTTAATTTTTTAGCATTTTTAATTCTATTAGCAGTTCTTATAATAGATCCTAAAGTCATTTTACCGCCACCTGAACCTAATTGGCTACCTATGTATGTATTAGGACCCGAACCATCATTAAATAATCCACTTAATATTCCACCTTGACCAAATACACTTGTAGTTCCACCACCACTTAAAGAATTAGGACTAGGAGTTTTATCATAATGTTCTAAAGCAAATCCTTTAGGTGCACTACCTTGAACTACTCTACCTCTACTATAAAATACACTTTCATATTCAATAGTCATTTGATTTGTTAATGGACCAGTTTCTTCATTTTGTAATGAGTCATGTGTCCAACCAGAAATTATAGGATTAACTATTGTAAAACAAGTAAATGTTTTTCTAGCCATTTGATAAATTTGAATGCTATGAAAAAATGGCTGGAAAGATCCTGCGTCTAAACCAAATCTCCATTTGTTATGAGCAGATGACAAGTAAGTATTTCCTCTATTAAATGGACCACCTGTCCATCTATTAAATTGTTTAGGCACACCTGAGTCAGGATGTCCTGCTGTATTAAGGGCTCCATAGTTTCCATCTTTAAAATAATATCTGTAATATGATTCCCATAATGCTGTTGTTACACCATAATTGTCATCATGGAATACAATGTTTACAGGATCATATTGAATTTTTTTATGAATTTTTCTTTTTTTATTATATGCAAAAACTGTATCTGTATCAATAGAATATTTAGGTAATTCAACACCTTTTACTAGCATATTCAATTCTGTTCCGTGTTTAGATATTCCTGGAATAGATTGAGTTACTGCTTGATTTAGATTAAATGTTACGTGATATAAAAATTTTACTTTAGGTGCAAGTCTAAAACTATCATCAACATATAGTCTAGCCGCATGAGCGAAATCACCAAGATTACCTTTAGGTGATAGAACACCACTTTTTAAATTATCCAAAAATCCATTTAATAAATTTGCCATATACAGTATTTATCGAGTAGAAAAACAGGGCAGAGAATAAAAAAGGCGCCATAGCGCCTCCTCTATTAGTGGAATTTTAAATTTTGTTATTATGCACCGCCACCAGTGATTAAAGTATTAACTGTTCTGCCCACTGACGTACCTACTCCTGTACCTTGTGGTGTTTGTATAGCATTATCATAATGCATTACTAACGTAACAGTTACTGGTTCACTAGAGTTGTATGCTAAAGTATTATAGTTTGCTGATTGAACATAGCAACCATATAATTCATATGTTTCTAAAATATTAACTACATTGGCACCATTTGCACCATCAGTTACTTCTATTCTAGTTACAAATTTGTAATCTGCACCTGAAGCCGCCGCAGATTGTTCAAAGAAATCAAATTGTTTCTGTAGTTGTTCTCCAACTAATTTTTGAACATTATTTGCAACATCTTCTCTTAATGTTAAAGTGATTGGTTCCCAAGTATGTTTACCTGCTAAAAATACTTTAGAATTGTAAACATCTATTGTTGTGTTTTCAAAACTTAAATTAGGTCTTGTAACATCAACAACTTGTTTTGTTAGTTCAGTTGTAGGAGTTGATACACCAAAGTTTTCTAATGATACTCTAAAACGATATTGTAGTTTAGGCATCAATAGACCTTGATTACTAGCTGATTGGCTAGAATTCAATGGTACTGTAATCTTTGATAGTGTCGATATACTCATTTGTTTCTCCTATAGTATTTATCTTATTATAAACCTGCTATTTCACCAGTGTTTTTAAGTCTTAATGGAATGTATATAAATTCCACTGCTTTAACTGGTTCAATTGCTATGTCTAAATAAAGTTCGTTTCTGTCTATTCTTGCAGGTGTGTTATTTGATTCATCACACACTACCAAGAAGTCGTATAATGCTCTATTACCTACTAATTCAAGTAATAAGCTATCTGCTTGAGCTTTAATTTCATCTCTTGTAATTTTATCATTAGGTTCAAATACAAAAGGTCTAGCCAATTTGTTTAATTGACTTCTAATGTAAATTACTAATCTTGATACATTAATTCTGTCTAAAGATGAAGATCCACCCGATCTAGTTTTTTGTCCATAGTTAACTAAACCTGCACCTGTTATGAAAGTAATTGGATTAACTTTATTAGTGTATAAAGTATCTCTTTGACCTTCATTTAATGCTGACGCAGTAAATTCACCTTCGCTACTAATGTAACCAGTTGAAGTAGCGTTTGTAATAGTACCTCGTCTAGTTCCTGCTGGAGCAAACCAAGGATAAGAAACTTGATCGCTTAAAGCAATCGTTCTAAGCATCATGTGACTTGCTGGAACAGTTACATTTTTACCGAAGTTATCGCTTGTATATCCTGATGGATAAAATACTCCAAGATATTCATTTGAAGTTACAAGTCCTTTGTCGTTATCTTCAACTGCTGAATTAACGTTCGTTGCCCAATCACTTAATGATGTTGAATCTGAAGATAATCTAAATGGAGCATCACCAACTATAAATGCTGATAATCCTCTGTCAGTGTTTAAGCTAACTAGTTCTCCAATTAGTTCTGAATAACCAGGAGCCGCAACTAAATTAAATATTCTAGATTCATCATCTCTAATATCTTGATTAGAATTAACTAATGCTTGTAAAGATTGTACAACAACTTTTCTTTGTGATTTTCTTCCAAATGCACCTGAACCATCTGAATTATTAGCTGATTCTGTAACCCATCTGTGAGCATAATAACCACTCATTGATACATCGCCCATTCTAGTATTATTAGCTGTTGTATCTACATAATTTCTTGAAAATTTCTTAACATTAAATCCACTTCTACGTAAATTGAATAGTAATGTTCCTTTTGGATATAATGCTGGATCTGGAGCATCAGTGTCTACATAATCGCTTGATAGTAAAGTAACAATTGTAGCATCTGTTGTATCTGCACCTGCAGTTGAACTTCTAGCATCAGCGAATACAACACCATCTTCTGTTGTTTGATCAGTGTTGTCTACTGCAATCCATTTTAATGAAGTTGCATTCCATTTATTAATTTTAGGATAATTTTCTAAGTCTGATGAATCAATCCAAATGTCACCTTCTACTAATGCTGTTGCATCTGATTGTGTAGTAGGTGCTGTAGCTCTTACTTGTGGTCCTGCTGGATCTGTTAATGCATTTACAGTTAAATATCCATCCCATTTAGAACCTGTATGTTCCATAATATCAACGGAATCAATAACTGATGAATACCAAAGTTGACCATCTGCCGCAAGTGATGTTGGAGCTGTATCTGAAGCTGTATAGTCTAATACTGTCCAGTTAGAACCTCTCCATTGTTTAGGATTTGTTGCCGCATCTGTACCTGGCTCATATTCCATATTAGTTGTTGTGCTTGAGAAACCAGCTAATGCTAACATTCCGCCAGTATCAGTAAAATGCATTTCACCACCGTCATTGTGTGAAATTACAACTCTGTTTAAACTGTCAACAGTTGCACTAACGTTAACCATTCCTGCACCATTAATTCCTGCCGCAATAACATCTGAGTCTGTTGTCGCCGCTGTAGTTGTTACTGAAATAGTAGACGCAGATGATATTGCATCTTGTCCAACTATTGATTCAGCAATATTAAATGCGTATGTACCGCCTGTTACTTGTGATGCAATTACACTTGAAGTAACTAATGTGTTACCTGTATTTGCTCTTCTGTATGGTCTTGCATCTGCTTCAGTTGTACCATTGTTGTGGTTTATGTATGTTGTGCCAACAGCAAGATTTTTTCCACCGCCAACTCTATCTAAATTGTAGATAGCATTGTTACCACTTGAATGTAAAGGTGTTGTTAAATCTTCCCATAATTTAGTAGTTGCATTGAATTTTTTGATTTTATAATTTGATCCTAAATTAGGAGTTGTTGTTTTTTTCCAAATTGAACCTGCTGGTCTTCCTGATGTCATATTTCCACCAGATGAATTTTTGAAATCTGGAACACTAGTATGAGCTTCATCTTTATATTGAGGCAAGTAGTAAGTACCTGCCGCAATTCCTAATTCTGTTTCTAAACCTGCGTTACCACCACCGTTTGCTATAACAATTGTATCTGCATAACCACCAGCGCCAGTTCCTTCACTATAAATTTCTAATTTACCTGCTACTGCTCTAGCAGAAATTCCTGTAATTGTCGCGTTAGTAATTGCAGTAACAACTGCATCAACATCAGTACCACCTGATGTAACTGTTGAACCATTTACTACAAATGTTCCTGTGTTTGTAACTGTTGGATTTGCTATTGTACTTGTTACTGTAGCATTGGCTTTTTTCCAAGCCGCTGTTCCTACATTAACCCAAGAATTATCATATCTTTTGAAATAAAGATCATCGTACGAAGTTGTAGAATTAACAACATAATCACCTACTGCACCAAATGAAGTTTTAGGAATTGAACCTGCCGCACCTGAAAGATGTGTAGTATCAGTTAATACTGTTGGATAAATTTTTGTGTATGTTTGACCACCTGTAGTAGATGACGCATTACTGTTCCAAGAAAACAAACCTTGATCTGTACTTGCAGTATCTAACCAGTAAGTTCCTGATTCAGGATCTGCAGTTGCCATTGTAGCACTTGCTTCTAGTTGACCTGTGTCAATTGCCGCTCTTACCACGTATGCTCTGTTGGCTACACCTAAGTATGAGTAAGCCGCTTGTAAACCGTATTCGTTTAATTCACCACCGTGTATAGGATTATTGTTAGCATCTTTTTTGAATACTGGATCACCAAATGTTTCAGCTAATTCTCTTTGAGACGTCATTAGGTAAACTTTACCGTTGTTTGCGGCTAATGTACCTGTTGCTGTACCTGTACCTGAACTTGAAGTTTTATCTTGTGCTGTTACCACAAATATCATTGGCACCGTGCCTGGTTCGGCCGGTGTATAGAAACTTTCGTCTATTACGCTTACTTGTACTCCTGGTGAAACTAATGCCATTTTATAATCTCCTGCTTATAATTCCTTTGTTAACGTTATTTATACTTAATACATAAAAGACAGGGTATAATTACTAAATGAAAAGGGCCAGAAAAGGGCAGGTAAATAAGCTATATGAGACCTTTATGTAAAGTTTGTAACAAGTATCCATGTGCAATTAACTATCATAAGAAGGATATAATCTTTTATAGAAGTAAATGCGAAGCTTGTATTAGATATGGTGGAGCCAATCATGGTATGCCTAAATGGCATAATGCTGGTTATCGTATGAAAGAAAAATGCGATAAATGTGGGTATAAAAGTGACTCTTCAGAACAATTTAATGTGTTTCATATTGATGGACATATGAATAATTGTAACTTTAAAAATCTTAAAACAGTATGCGCCAACTGTCAAAGAACATTACATAAAGAAGGATTTAAGTGGAAACAAGGTGATCTTGTACCTGATTTTTAAGACTATCTACCGTAGAATTATTATCTAAAATTTTATCAAAGTCTGCTTTTGCCCAAGACCATTCACTAGGATGTACGTCTTTAGGTTCAACACCTATGTCTTGATAAACTCTAAACCATGTAGGTAATTCACCTCTTTTTACCCACCATACTTGACCACCAATACTTTTAATCATTTTAACTTCGTTTTCAAATCTAACATCAGGAACAACCCAGTTAGTATTAGGATTATCTAAAATTTTCTTTTTAGTCATACTAACCCATATACCGTCATAAAAATTATCACGCATACATTCTGTACCGAATTTTTGTAATACAAATCTTGGAGTAATAGATTTACCTACTTCTTTAGACCAATATTCATCTGGTTGTTCACGCCAATGTCTACTTTCATCTGTTTGACCGTCAAGCATAGTTTTGTCCCAATCAAACATTGTAGCAACAGACTCTTTTAATTTGTCTGCGAATGAGATTTTTTTAAATTGATGTTTTTGAATAAGGTTATTAGCTATTGTATCTTTACCACTACCCATTAATCCACAAATACCGATAATCATTTTAATACTATAACGGATAATAGCTATAATGTCAAATGTTATTATTAGCCAATTGTGAAGTGGTATCCTTGACCGCCAGCAACTTGTAGTTTTAGTTCTTCGTCAAGTTTTTCTATTTCGGATTGTGCTTCTTGGATAAGTGATGTACCATTTAAAGCGGCGCCGCCTTGTGGCCCTGCTATTGTGGCAAATTTAGATCTTGCTTGTCCTAGTGTCATTTTACATAATGCTAGAGTATATCTTTTAAGCCATTCTTTAGCAAGATAATCATTTAATAATTCTGTAGTAGGTCTATAATTATAGCAATATAATAGAATTTCTTCTGCCGCTCTAGGTCTTTGTAATAATGTTAATTCTTTAGTAGTTGTATTCCATTTAAATTCAATAAAGCTACCAAACATTCTTCCTACAAGTTCTTGATATTGTGTAAACAAGTTATAAGTTGATAGTCCACCCATATTTGTACTTGCTAACAAGTAGGTATTTGTATATGCTAAATTAAATGGTTCAAACAGTGTACCACCGTCTCCACCACCTGTTCTAGAACCAATAGAACGTCTATATATTTTTTTAACTTCTATTACTTCTTGTCCTAAGGTATATGCGTTTTGGTCTATTACTGTAGGTAGAAACATATAGCTTTCTTCCACTGAATTGTCGGATCTTTGTCTAAATCTATCAAGTGAATCCTGTAAAGCTGTCTCATAGTGAGGTGGATCTAGCTCTACTTCTACCATACCACCACCTAGCATATTGTATACGTAGTCAAAGATTTCTTGCTTCTGTGTTGCTAAATCTGCCATTTTATATGTCTCTATAGATATTTATCAAGGACCGTGCTATGAATAAATATAACATATGCCAAGAATTAGTCTATATAAACCTGAGAAGGGCCATGATTACGCTTTTCTAGATAGAACAGTTAACGAGATGTTTACTGTGGGTGGTACTGATGTATTTGTACACAAATACCTTGGGCCTAAGAATCCTGAAGAAGCAGACGCTACATCTAGCCAACCAAGGTATAATGCTGTTAAAGAAACAAATATTCAAGATATGTTATTCCTTGAAAACAGGGACAGAAAATATGATTCTAGCATTTATCAATTAAGAGGCATTTACAATGTACAAGATATTGACTTTGATATGAGTCAATTTGGATTATTTTTACAAAATGATACGTTGTTTATGACTATTCCTATATCTACATCTGTAGAAACTTTAGGTAGAAAAGTTATGCCAGGAGATGTATTCGAATTACCACATCTTAAAGATGAACACGCCTTAAATGATTTTAATTTAGCATTAAAAAGATACTATGTAGTAGAAGATATAAGCAGGGCGGCAGAAGGATTTAGTGTATCGTGGTATCCTCATTTATATAGAGTAAAATTAAAACAAATAGTAGACAGTCAAGAATTTAAAGGCATACTAGATTTGCCTGCAGAAGAAGGATCAAGTCAAACATTAAGAGATGTATTATCCACTTATGAAAAAGAAATGCAAATTAATGAGGCAGTTGTTGCTCAAGCAGAAGCAGATACTAAAAAAAGTGGTTATGAAACTAGTCATTTATATACATTACAAGTAGATAAACAAGGTAGAAACGAACTTGTTACAACAGATACTAGTACATTAGATGCTAGTACACAAAACGAATTAGCAGACAGAGTACATCAAACACCTGAAAGAGAAGGATATGATGGGTACTTGTTAGGTGATGGACTTGCACCCAATGGTGAAGTATTTGGTCATGGAATTACTTTCCCAACAGGTTCTATTAAAGGTGATTATTATTTAAGAACTGACTTTTTACCAAATAGATTATTTAGATTTGATGGTGGAAGATGGGTTAAAATGGAAGATTCATTACGTATGACATTAACAAATACAGATGCAAGAAATACTATGAAGACAGGTTTTGTTAATAATACAGCAACTAATACAATAGGTGGAAAATCAGTACCTGAAAGACAAAGTTTGTCTAAAGCACTTAAACCTAAGGCGGATAGTTAATGAGAATTAAAGAATTTTTTGGAATACCTATACCTGGTACAGAAAAAGCAGTAGGACTTAAAAAAGTTACTCGAAATTGGATGGGTAAAGTTAGAACTTTTTATGAGCCAGTGAAAAAAAATTATCCATCTAAACTAGAAAAAACAGAGAAGAAATAATGCAATTTTTTTACGACGGACAAATTAGACGATACATAACTCAAATTGTTAGACTAATGAGTAATTTTAGCTATAAAGATGGCGATGGTGTTTTAAAACAAATACCTGTTATGTACGGTGATATGACTAGACAAGTTGCTCATATTATTAGAGATAATTCAGAAAATAAAATTCCATCAGCTCCAAGAATGGCAATATACATTACTAATTTAGAAATGGCTAGAGATAGATTAGCAGATGCTACTTACGTTAGCAAAATTCATGTAAGAGAAAGACAATATGATGAATCAGGAAAAGAATATTTAAATGTTCAAGGAGCAAATTATACTGTTGAAAGATTAATGCCTACGCCTTATACATTAGGAGTAAGTTGTGATATATGGTCTACAAACACAGAACAAAAATTACAAATTTTAGAACAAGTTATGATGTTATTCAATCCAAGTTTAGAAATACAAACTACAGACAATTATATTGATTGGACTAGTTTAAGTGTAGTGGATTTAACAAGTGTGCAATTTAGTGGAAGAACAATTCCAACAGGAACTGAGAGTGAAATAGATGTAGCTACTTTAGGATTTACAACACCTATTTGGATAAGTCCACCAACTAAAGTTAAAAAATTAGGAGTAGTAACTCAAATTATTACTAGTATATACAATGAAAAAACAGGTAACATTGACCTTAGTCAGTCTATGCCTGAATTACAAGCATACCAAGATGATTACTCTAAAAGTATTAAATCAGATATTGTTAAAACAGCTGACGGTAAAATTGATACTAGTGTTGCTTATAAACCAGATGTAGATAGTGTTATAGGAACTACAGGTATTCAGTATGATATACTTGTAATGAATAATATTGCACAAATAATACAAAAAGGTGTTGTAGGAAATATGAATTGGAATTCTTTATTAGAAAGATTACCTGGTGATTATAAAGCAGGAATTAGTACAATATATTTGAATAGAAAAGATGTTAGTACAAGAATTGTTGGAACGTTTGCAGTAAACACTTTAAATGAAAATCAATTAATTATAAATTGGGACACAGATTCTATTCCTACTGATTCTGTTATTCAAGGATATGCAGATGCAAAAGGTACA